AGAGGACATCCAGAGGAAGATGGTCCAAGGCTTCGGCGTGGTGTGGCCGGAGACAACGGGCGACATTGACGACGACGATGCTGTTCCTGAAGCCGACACGACAGAAAGTCCTAAAACTAGCGGAAACGACGATATTGACGACAAGTTGACTGAGCCCGCCACGGACGACAGTGTTGAAAAGCCTAAAGTTGTCGAAAAGCCAGAGGTTGACGATGTGCCCCCTAAAAAGACGACAAAAAGTCCTAAAAGTCGTAAAAAAGGCGAGTTTTCGGACAAAAAGACGCTTATTGAACCCGCGGGACGAAGCAGGGTAGATTTGCAGCGAATTAAGACGGAGAAAGTCGAATCGCGAGAAAAGGCCATTTCTGGCTGGGAAGACGTAATTGACGAAATCCGTCCAAATCTCGAAAAAGCGATTGGAGAGGCTTTATTCGACAAAGACGGAAATTGGCGAAAAGACATATTGGTCGATGGTGTGCCTAAACTGGGTGTACTGCGAAAATCGCTGTTTTCTGTAACGCACACCGGAGGGACGGCTCTGAGAGGCTTTTTGACTAAAATAAACAAAGAGGCGTATATACGTGGAAAGGCTAATGCGGACAAAATGTCGCAAAAGTCCGTAAAAGCGGGTATTTTACCGACAAAGCCGTTAACCTCGAAGGGCGTATTGGACATTATACGCCAAGACGTCTATATGGCTCTTGCTGGCTTCTACGAGCGTTTAGACCGAATGCTCTTCTACGCCGTACGCAATATAATGATGAGTAACGCCTCCCCTCAAGAGGTGTCCATTGCGATCACTGGTGTACTTAACGCAGAGTTGGGAGTGGCCCATGCTGGTCAAATAGTAACAGGCATGCTAGAGTCTGGATACGGCATGGGGATGACTGAGGTGTTCAGTGGAGATAATGACATTATCGGCTGGAAGTACGATGCTGTAATTGACGACTTGACCTGCGATGAGTGTATAGGGTGGCACAACGTCTTCATCAGGGCTGGCGAGGGTGGCTTACCGAGTCCCCCCATGCACCCCAATTGTAGATGCGAGTTGGTCCCCGTATACGCTAATGAGAGGCCGAGTGGATGGATCGCAGATGGTAGATGGGCGACACCCGACGAATTAAAAGAACTTGGATTGACACATAGAGCGAAGGGATGGGGAGGTATAACGTAATGCCGTACGAACGCGAACACACTGCTAGAATAAACGAACCCGAGAGATACGAGAAGATACGGCGTGAGAACGACGCCCTAGAAGACGGTATAGACGTCCTGTGGGGCATCTTAGCCTCCGGTGATACCGAAGTACAGGGATTGCGCTTCGATGCTCTCAAATGGGACGAGAAGGAGGTTGTGGCGTGGCTAGAAGATCACGGCTACGACCCCATCGAGTTCATTCCCGCTTCTAAGCCTGAAGCCACTTTTCGAGTGGTGCAGGCGGGGGAGTATTCCGCGTCAACTGGGACGTTTTCTCTCACCATGGGCAATATAAAAGACGTTGTTGTCGCATTCCGCGAGGCGAAGGAACATGGCGTGTTGCCGGCTCTCAAGTACACCCATGCGAAGGGTGCATCCGCGATTGGTGTTGGTGAAATTACCGACATGTGGTTCGAAGACGGATGGCTGATGGCGAAGGCGACGGTGCTTGACCCCGACATGAGAGACAGTTTAAAAAGTGGCATATTGACCAATGTGTCGCTCGAGGGTCAAACAGATTCAACGGCGTACGGCAAGAAGCGGTACCCGTTAGTTTTAACAGCAATTAGTATACTTTCGCCGGGCGAATGGCCTGCTGTGCCGGGCGCGAAGTTGACAGAAATAGCAGCGGGTCAGTCAAGCGAAAGGGTGGTTATTAAATTGGACAAGATGACCGAAGAAAAAGCCGTAATCGCTGAAGAATCCACAGAGTCCGTCGTAGAGGCCCCTTTAGAGGCCCCTGAAGACGCTGAAAGCGTTGATGAGACCCCTGATGTCGAAATGGCAGAAGAGGCCCCTGAAGACGATTCTGAAGATTCCGAAGAGACTACGCTTTCAGACCGCCTCTCGACACTTGAAGCAAGGGTGCTCACTCTTGAGGAGCAGATTACTGAACCCTCAGAAGACGAACCGGTAGAGGAAGAGATTCCCATCGAAGAGTCGGAAGAGGTTGAGGGGGGTATCAGTGCAAATCTGGCCACTGTAGAGAATAAAATCCTTGCTGGCAAGCGAGAAGCATTCCGCGAGTACTATAATAAACTCGAAGACGATTCTGCAAAGCAGATAGTTCTCGAGACAATAAACGTACTTGCTGACATAACAGCCGCACCTGAGATTCTGGCTTCTGAAGGAGCAGAGTCAAGCGAACAGGGTGATGGCAACACAGAAGAAGACCTACCCCAAGCGGATAGGCAGGAGAAAACAGTTCGTGACATAATGTCACGTGATAACATTGGGTTTGTTAAGGCGACTACAATAGCCGTCAAAGAGAAGCCCGAACTTTTTAAAGAAGAGGAGTAGGATATGGCACTTAGTGTTCCTACAATGCACGGTCAGTTGCCCGGCGTAACCGCTTCCGCAGACCTTTCGGCAAAACAGTACTACAATGTGGTACAGGATGCTGCAACAACTTGCGCCGTAGCGGGGGCTGGTGTACAGACCCTTGGAGTTCTTATAAATGAACCTGAAAGCGGAGAAGCCGCTGATGTCATTTTATACGGAACTGCAAAAATGATAGTAGATGGGGACGCCGCAGCAATCGCTGCTGGTGACTTCCTCAAGACAGATGCGAATGGAATGGGTGTAGTTGTTGCTGCTGATGAAGACATCATCTGTGGTCTGGCTCTCGCTGCTTCTACAGCAGACGGAGACATCATCCCAGTCATAGTGCTTAGCGGAATCTACGGGGTGGTATAATGTCAATCACACTAAATGATGCTCAGATAAGACAACTCGTTCTCCCCGCATTCACTGGCTACTCGAATGATGATTATATTGCACGGAAGGTACTTCCTGTAATAAACGTCAACCAGAGTTCAGGTCAGGTTGCTGCATTCACAGCCGATAGCCTTAGGCTTATTGACTCATCGAATGATGGCAACTCACAGGCTGCGGAAGTTAACGCTGGTCTTGGTTGGGTCAACTTCGACACAATCGACCACTTTAAGAGTTACTTCGTAAGCGACAGGCTTGCCCGTAACTTTTCAGCCCCTGTAGAAGCAGGTCAGGCTGCCATGCAATTCGTTGCAGAGAGCCTTCTCGTAGAGGAAGAGCGTGCCCTTGGGCTCGCAATGGCTGATGGTAACTTTGCCGCAGGTCACAAGGCGGACATCGTTGCGACCTCGACCGCATGGGATGCCGCTGGAGCAGACCCTGCTGCTGATATAAACACAGGTCTTGCTGCTGTTAGGACTGCCACTGGCAAGTATCCTAATACGCTTATAGCGACGCCTGATGTTCACTTGATTCTTCAGGACTTTGTGAGAGATGCACATAGTCTCGCCAAGTATGGGGGTCTTCCCACCAATGAGCAGATGGCTGCATTCTACGGCGTTAAAACTTACCTTGTTGCAAGTGCTATCTATGATAGTTCAATCGAAGGTCAGACGGCTTCATTGGCGAATGCTTGGGGCACAGAAAACTGTTGGATGATATATATTCCCGAAAACGCAAGTGCTTTCGAGCCGGCATTCGGTTATACAATAAACGCAAATGCGGCAGTTGACACTGAGATTCTCAAGAATCCTCCGGGCGTCAATTACCTTGTTCATGCTGATTATCAGAGTAAGATTCTCTCGTACTCAGCGGGATATATTTGCTACAACGTCCTAACATAGAAAAAGGGGGAATAGCGGGGGGCTGATTAAAAGCCCCTCGCGACCACAATGGCATATGCAAATACAGAAGATATAAAAGCACTTCAGCCAGTACTCGACCAGTCGGGCATCGATCTGCTAGTGGTATCGGAATTGCGGAGTGCGGCGGCTTTTATAAAAGGTCGTTTGTGGGTCAGTTATTCCCTTCCGATAACGGTACCTGCTACGGGGAGCATTTTATTTACGGCGAACCCTGTCGACGATGACGAGATTATAGTCGGCGCGACAACTTACCGTTTTAAAAACGTCCCCGCTCAGGTCAACGATGTTGAGATTGGTGCTGCTGCAACCACAACTGCGAATAATCTCGCGAAGGCACTAAATCAAGAAGACAGCGGATGGTACACAGGTACTGAAATAAACACAGAAGTCCGCGCAACGTACCCACAGGTGGCTTCTGCAATAACTCTCTGGGCTCGAGAAGATGGTCCGGCCGGTAATGTGATCACACTCGATGCTTCTACCTCACCCACAACAATAACTGCTTTTAATGGCGGCGCTGGCAATTACCCGATTCTACGAAGAATCAATTGCTGGATTGCTGCCGCGAATCTGTTAAAAGGACAGGCTAAAAGCAACATCGGTGGGGCAGGTACGGGTTCGCTCGTATCTGGCTACGAGGCGACAGCAGAAGACTGGCTCGCGAAGCTCGAACAGGGAGATATGGCTCTGGTAGATATAGATGGCAATGTGCTTGCAATGTCCGATGACGGGCTTGCGACGAGTACGACAGAAGACATGATACCCTTCGCGGATGGGGGCGACCCTATTCATTGGGGGCATGACGACGATAAGGATTGGGACAGGTAGATGGAGCTATATTTAACGCCGGAATCGCAGGCTACAATAACATACTGGTCGAAGAATTTATCTGATGACTTCAGGTACACGGTGATGTTTCAGTGGATGCAAGAAATCCGGCGAACATGGCTCGATCGCATTGACGGGGGGTTTGACGCACAGAGACAGCCTTCTGGCGGCCCATGGATGCCACTTTCTCCTAAATATGCCGCATGGAAAATGCGCCATGGCTACCCTAGTTTAATAGGTACTCTGACTGGCGACCTTCGAAGCAGCATGGTCGGTACTGTAGATGTTAACAAAAAACAAGTCACTATACGCCCGTGGGGTGTAGAGTATGCGGGGTATTTTAATGCTAAGAGATCGTTCATACCGGTACGGCAAGTCTTAGAGAATGACGCCGTTGGGGTGTTTAATTCTAAAGTTCGCAGATTTGCGAGAAAGGTTAACGCGTAATGGCAGTAGATTATAATGGTATACGAGATGCGATCGTAAGTCATCTCGCAACGAACATGCCCGACGCACTGGTGACGGCAGATTTCACAAAGGCAGCCAATCCTATGGGCAAGAGCCTCGCGGTTCTCGTCCAATTCTTTAGGTTCGTACACATCGAAGCCTTGAGTGAAGTCCCTAACTCCCCCACGAGAGATGCCGAATATCTTATCGGTATACTTGCGGTGGGTGTATCGGACGAGGCTCAAGACGACATTCTTGACGATGCTATGTCAACCATAGAGTCGTTAATAAACGCCCCGCTGCATGGCTTTCCGCCATTCGGGGACTTGACAATCGAGCGTTCTATTTGCCTAAATGGGACGAAGGTAAATGATGCTGATGCTGGTTTAACGGCGACGTTGACTGCACAGATCAGAATAATGGAGAACTGATGACTGATAATAAAACGACTCCCAAGACTGTCAGGCTCAGATATATCGGTGCAGTCGCTGGTACATACTGGGATGGCGGATGGAAAAAGGTTGCTTGTGGGGACATAATCGAAGTTCCCGAAGCGGACAAGACAAAATGGTTGAAAGCATCGACGTGGGAGTTAAAAGTCGATAAGCCTAAGGCGAAGCCGAAGACCAAAACAGATGATAAGGAGAGTGAATAATGTCATATTATATTGGCATGAACACAGTGGTTGGTGTAGGAATAAACGCCAATAACGGTGGCTCGACTTTCGGTGGGAGTCCGGCTGGATTTGATTACTTTAGAATCAAGCCGGGGGGCTTTAAATATGAACCACGCAATGCTAAGAATGTAGTAGAGGAACTCGATGTAGACCCGACGATGGTGTGCATCGGTGGGCTTTATTATACTTGGACGCTTGATTGTGTGATGTCATATTCGTACCGAGAGCAGTTGCTGCAACTGATAACGGGTGGGGATATAACCACAGCCGGAGCGGGACCTTATACACACGACCTCGCTTTAGCCGACCAAGTGCTTTTTGGAGGCATCGAGGTTTATTACACCGACCAGCAACTAACAGGGGTTAAAGAAACCTTCGAGAATTGTGCGGTAACTGCGGTATCCTTCTCACAGGATGCTGAGGGTGCTTTGCAGTTATCAGTGAGCGGGGTAGCTACAGGAATGACGAGGACGGCTGAATCTTTTGCGGGTACGGTTCTTGACACGGAGCCTATATGCTGGCGTGATTGGTCTATAGAGGGGACTGTATCGACAGACCTTTCTACCTTTAATGACGACACTACAAGGCGAATAGGTTCGGTGAGTTGCGACATTGGTGCGAGTTTAACAGAAGGCGAATTTGATATGGCTATAACAACCCCGGCAACGATGTCCTTTTTAGGGCGTTCGGGTGTAAGGGATGTTAAATGGGGCTTTGACATCAGAATGGACTCGGATTCATATGCCCTGATAGACCAGACTGATTTTGTGTGGGATGGTGCGAATATACTATCGTGGAATA